TTTGCCTTCTCATTACTATATCCATAATAACGTTTGACATAATCAAGGTCTTTGATTTTATCTTGACGGAGCCAGGGAGAAAATCTCTTCTTTTTCCTCAGACTATTTATAAAAAAGTCATACTGCAACTTCTTTGGGAGGAAATGATATCGATTCATCTCATTTGCAAACATAATACAATCAATGTGCCCAGAGAGGCAGCGATTGATAATATAAGGTGCATATTCCTTCTCAAGTGAAGGGTCTTCGTCAATCAGGTGTTGCTTCGTTTGATTGATCGAGTTTAACCAGTCCTTCAATTCCATAATTAAAAAGCAAGAGTTCTTTACGTTGTTTTTGCTCACGCATATATTCACCAACAGAACGCATCGTATAAGTCAAATCAAACTCGGCGGCGTTCCAGTTCTTAAACCTATCTTTTACAAGTTGATCGGAGTTATAACTAATCAACTGATCCATATTGTTAGCGTCGCAATCAGCAGCAAACTTATCGTGATCAAATCTTTTGTGCATTGATCCCTTATTCCCGTAGAGATTATCCTTAATGTCATAAGGAGGATCGAGATACATAAAAGCACTCTTGTTTCCATCCATCAGATAATCATACGAGTAATTAGTTATACGCCAATGCTCAATCAGTTTAGAATACGCAGGCAACTTTTCGATCCCTCGCAAACTGAAGTTGGCATTGGATGCTTGTGCAGAAAATGATGAACTCTCCGTGAGACCACTGAAACTGCACTTATTGACAATATAGAAAGCCACAGCACGATCAATGCTAGGCAAACTTTGGTCATTAATTTGCTCCTTTGCTTTAAGAAAAAGATCTTTTGCTAGTTCTGGAGTATTATTTGCTGTCTTGAGATCTACCAGTTTATCTTTAAGATCAATTCCAAAAATCTGGAGTTGCTGCCAGAAGTTTACAAGAGGTTCATACAAATCATTCACCCAAATATCTAGGTTGGGATATTTTTTGGTGATATAAATTGCAACACTTCCTCCACCAAGAAATGGTTCTCGGAACTCATCATAGTTGCGAAGATCTGGAAAGTAGGGTCCCATCTTTTCACAAGCACGGGACTTACCTCCAGGATATCTAAGCGGCGTTTTTAGGGATTTCATAATCAATAGGATGATACTTCAAATATTCTCTGAAAGTTAATTTCATTTCTTTCTGTGTCATGCCACAATGTTTTGCAGCAGCAGGAAGAGTCATTTTTGCGCGAAAGAGACCTTCATTTGCCTCTCTCACATTCTCAGGAGTTGTTTTAACTGGGACATCTTTAAGAGACTTAAAATCAATTTTGAGCAGACCCATTTATACACCTCACAGAAATTTGAACATTTTTGGTTGCTTCTGCCATCTCACGATATCCAGTCCCAACATAAAGTTGCCCAGAGACAACAGCAACGGCACAAGCACCCCAGAAAATATAATACCACTGAGATTTAAGTTGATGCCTAATCATTTGAACTCACACTCCACCATTACTTCGGTCAAGCAAGCAAGCATATTTATTTCTTGGTCTGCGACAAAAGCTCCTTGATACTGATACTTAGCGAGTACAAGCACAGCAGCAGGAATAGAAGCAGGAACCAAACTTTCGTAAAGAGAATCGTAGATACGACGAAGAAGTACAGTAGTATCATTGTCCAGATTACTGACGACCCACTTACGAACCTCAGAAAAGTTCTTTTCTTTAAGGTGCTTAACAAGTTCATTTACAGCGATGTCTGAGAAAGACGCAAGAATCCCCGAGTCAATTTTACCCCCCACACTGTATCGTTGGCACTCGTTAAGGACTCGTCTCCAGTCTGGGAAATGCTTGTTGATGATTTCGGCAAGAACTTTTTCATCATACTCAACACCTTCCGCATCCAGGATTTGCTGGAGTCGTCGGAAGAAACTTCCTGCGAGTTTTGCTTTATCTTTTCCTTTGATTCCAAACTCGACAACGGCACATCGGGAGTGGAGGGGTTCGATGATTTTGTTCTTGTAGTTGCAGGTGAAGATGAAGCGGCAGTTACCAGCAAACTCCTCAATAAACGCCCGTAGGAGGAGTTGTACGTCGTTTCCTGTGTTATCTGCCTCATCAATGATGACGACTTTGTGTTTAGCAGTTGACGAAAGCGATACGGTGGAAGCGAAGTTCTTCGCATTGTTTCTGACAGTATCCAGGAATCTACCTTCGTCGGATCCATTGATGACATAAACATCTACCCCCAATTCGTTGCAGAGTGCTTTTGCCACTGTGGTCTTTCCAATACCAGGAGGACCAGCAAGAAGCATATTTGGAATTTCACCCTTATTTAGAAACTCCTGAAAAGTTTTTTTAGTACTTTCAGGAAGAATACAATCTTCAATCGTTTTAGGTCGGTACTTCTCAACCCAAATAAAATCACTGTTCATAATTTAGACCCAATCAGGTTTTTTCAATTCAGAGGTAGGGACAATTTCCCACCATTCATTCCCATCAAAAATATACAACTTATGCGTATCTTTGTCAAGAAAAATGTCGCCTTTATTATATTTCATACCCATTCGGGTTTACGTTCGGGCATACGGAGATAATTATCCGCAACCCAAGGCTTAGAAGCAATGTACATTTTATAAGCAGTAAATGTATCAATACTATCATCAAACTTCCACTCTTCAGGCATTGCCCGGGCAAATGGAGTTACATCAGTAATCTTCCCCTTTGGAAAAATGTAATAGGCATCTACAAGAGTCTTGTAACAAGAATGAACTTTGCCATAACGCATCGTATACTCATCACACAAGTTCATTCCCCATTTGATCAACCAATAGGCATTGTGGATACTATCCATTGCCCATTTGGTACAGGGATGATTACGAAACGCACCTTTTTCAGTTCTGTAGGGAGTGTTATCAGTCTTGTACAAAGGACCGTAGTTATGACCCCATTTTTCAGATGCCACAATGGAAAGCATTTGACAGCATTCCAGCGGCATCTTGACGATGTGTTTGTCGGGAAGACAGATAGCACTTTCAGCGGGCCAAGGAGAAGTTACGAAGATGTTCATTAGAAACAATACTTTTTAAGTACATACTTAACTTTTTCTGGTTTATCTTCCATCCAGTATGCTTCGTGTTCAATTTGAGCAGAAGCACTAGATGTTTTCATAGAATTTTTAATATCTTGATATTTAAAAGATGGAAGAATCATATCTTTTTTAGATATACCAAATGGTTTATATCCATTACAAAGATGTGCTACGTGAGCACCTTCGTGATAGACAGTTTCATTGATATAGTGTTTAAGATTAAACCCACTTTGTTTAATGTTTTTAGTACAGATTACAAATTTATTGCCAAAATCTGCATATCCAAAAATATTTTTATTACTCCTACAATATCCAACATTTTCACGAATTGAATATTTTGCTTTGTAAATTTGATTGAGAATGTCTTTTGCTTGAGGAGTAAGGTAAAGAAGAAATTCCATCACCCAAAGGTAGAATCAGGTTCCAGAGCAATATAATAGCAGAGGTTGTACTTAGGGTTCGTGAACTGTGACAGAAGTTTAGAAGACACTACCACGTCATAGGCACCAGGAATGATCTTGATATTTTCTACCTTGAAGTTGAAAGTAAACTCTTTATCAGTCTCACCAACCACAATGGCATACTCGTTGGAAGTATCATTCTTCTTATCACGAACCACCAATTTGATCACACCATTCTCACCAACAGCAGAGAGATCAGGGAGTTGATACACTGCTGCTGCCTTGACCAGTTTCTCCAGAGAAGTGCTGTCCAGTTGGAAGCAAACGTCTTGAGAGGGCAGTTGAATGTCCTTATCAGGTGGAGAGATAATCACATTGGGGTCGGCAAAGAAGTACTTCACACGACGCTTACCTTCTTTGATGCTCAGGTGCGATTCTTCAGTAAAGTCAAGATCAGGATCTTGGTGAAGACTCAGACCATTCAGAAACTGATTAAGGTCATAAATCGCAAAGTCGCGGGGGAACTCTTCAGTAATTTCTGCTTCAGCAAGAATATTCTTGGCAACAGAAATCGTGCGGAGACGATTACCACTCTTCACAAGAATAGAGTTGTTAATGCCAGCAAAGTTCTTGAGAAGAGCAAGGGTATTGTCGGAGAGTTTCATAGTTTTGTTCAGGAGTTTCATAATCAACGGAATTCGGTCAGACCATTATCTTTACGGGAATAATGCTTATCAAAATGGAGAAGAAGCATAGCATAGTGAATAACTTTCATCAAGTCACGCTTATTGCGTCCATCTTTATCACCATAGCGACTACCATACTTAAGGATATTCGCCTGACAAAAACCTGCTGCCAGTTTCTTTGCTGCCATCAGATCAATTGTTTGAATGTCAGCATAATCTTCTTCATCGCCACAGTAGTGACCATGATAAGTGCTAGTTACATAATCCTCAACATCTTTGAGGATTTTATCTTCGTTGTATTTCCAGAGATGATTTTTAGGTTCAGACATAGTAATAGTAAAAGTTGAATCACTCATAAAGGGGAAGGCACATTTTTACCTTCCCCAATTATATCAGAAAACTGCGTCAGAGGCAAATGCGGCGCGGACTTCTGCTTCAGAAGGACCAGTGGGCATCTGGAAGTCAGCATCCACTTTGTCGTAGAGTTCCAGGAAAGATTGCTTGGTCTCATCGTCAAAACGATTCACACACACTTGAATTGCCTTTGCCTTGTCTTGGAAGATGCTGTAGGCACGGATGATGTGAACCAGACGGCGGGTGCTGATGATTTCCTCAATACCACCATCATAGAAGGTCTTGCGGATAATGTCTGCCCAATCAACCAGGCGCTTACAGAAGTCGCGGTCTTCCACACCAAGGTCCAGAGCGATACCTTCCAGAATCTTCTGTTCAGTCGCAGGAGCAGGATATGCTTGCTCAAAGGTCACAGGGAAACGCTCAAGGAATGCTTCGTTGAGGACGTTGGTGCCGATGAAGCGACCGTCATCAGAACCCTTACCTTTGGTATTGGCAGTGGCAACCACATTGAAACCAGCAGCAGGTTTCACGAAGCGACCAATCTTCTTGAGGAAAACACCTTTACCTTCCAGAACAGATTGCAGACACAAAATCTTGTTAGAAGCAAGGTCAATCTCATCCAGCAGCAGGATCGCTCCACGCTCAAGTGCTTCAATCACAGGACCATTGTGCCAGACAGTTTCACCATTCACCAGACGGAAACCACCGATCAGATCATCCTCATCAGTCTCAATAGTGATGTTAACACGAATCAGTTCACGCTTAAGTTGGGCACACGCTTGCTCCACCGAGAACGTTTTACCGTTACCCGACAGACCCGTAATGAACGTAGGGTAAAAGATACGGGACTGAATAATTTTTTTAATATCGTTAAAGTTACCAAACTTGACGAAGGTAT